GAGCCTCACAACAGCGCCGTCGCTGCCTGCAACTACGCTGGCGAACAACTGCTACTATTCCATGTTCCAAGGCTGCAAGAGCCTTACGACAGTACCGTCGCTGCCTGCAACTACGCTGGCGAACAACTGCTACAACTCCATGTTCTACCTTTGTACAAAAATCAAATTATCTACCACGGCGTCTGGAACATATACCAAGTCGTACCGCATACCCAAAAACGGAACCGGGACAACAGCTTCCGGGGCGCTCGTGTATATGTTTGGCAATACGGGCGGCACGTTCAATGGAGCACCAAAAATCAACACCACTTACTATTTGGATGAATCCAACACCATTGTGTAAAGGAGGCCTACTATGGCAGAATTTATCAAAGTGAACGGGCAGGAGTGTCCCGCCACGCTGATATACAACTACAAAGACCTCAACTGGGATATGCGCGAGACGCAGACGGTGCATCTCACCATGCCCTATGCGCAGGCGGCGGCGCTGCTGCCTGACAACACACCGTGGAGCAACGTCTTCCGCGAGACGAAGGACAAGCTCGACAATGACGGCAATCCAACTGGTCAGACCGAAGAGGTCGTGACCGAAGAGGACATGAGTGCGTACAGCCTCGCGGGCGAGATCGTGGACCACCGCGACGGCACCGTATCTATCAAAATGGGCAGGCCCACGGAATCCGAGCTTTCGACTGCGACCGTCACGGCGCTGGTCGGCCAGAGTATCACGCCGCAGCGCGCGGCAAGGCTGCGCCCGGTCATCGAGCAGGCCAGCGCGTCGCTCTCTGACGGCGAGGCGGCGAAGTCGCCCGAGCTGTTTCCGCGCTGGGCGGATCACATCGGCGAGACCGTCAAGCCCGGCGACCGCCGCAGCGATACGGACGGAAGCGGCGTGCTGCACGTCTACCGCGTCAACAAAGGTCAGGGCCACACCACGCAAGAGAACTGGCCGCCGCACTCCACCCCTGCCATGTGGACGATCATCAACGTCGACCACGCGGGCACGCAGGATGACCCGATTCCGGCCGCTCGCGGCATGGAGTACACTTACGGTCTGTACTATAAGGACCCTGAGGACACTAAGTTGTACCTGTGCGAGCGTATTGGTGAGCAGTCCGGTAACAAAATCACTCTCCAGTACCTGCCTCACGAGCTGGTTGGACAGTATTTCACGGCGGGCTAAGGCCGCAGAAAGGGAGCGGGATATGGATAATGCAAAGCACTACGATGACGCGGCGATCGCGCTGATCGAAAGCCGGTGCAAGAGCAACACGCACAGGATTAACGAGTTACAGGAGCATCAAACGGCGCTTGACAGGCTGGCGACGTCGGTCGAAGTGTTGGCGACCAAACAGGAGACCGTCGAGGGCGATGTCAAGGAGATCAAAGAGGACGTAAAAGCCATCACGGGCAAGGCGGGGAAACGCTGGGACAGTCTGGTCGACAAGGCTCTCGCGGCGCTGGCGGGTGCGTTTATCGCGTGGCTGCTGAGTGGGGCGGTCGGATGAAGAAGCTGAGAAAGCGGGACAAGTACGTCATCGCGGCAGTGCTCAACCTCTGCTGGTACTGCATTGCGGTGCTCGTATTGACCGCGCATGACAAGGTGGTGCCGGACAGCCTGACGGTCGCGTGGTTCGCGGCGTGGACGGCAGAACTGGCGCTGCTGGCGGGAATCAAAATCAAAGGAAAGGACGAATAACATGGAACTGATTCGCAAGAGAATGGCAAACCTGATGAGCGTCAAGAGCATCGTGACGCTGGTGCTGACGGGAGTATTTGCGTACATGGCCGTCACGGGCAACATCTCGCAGGACTTTATGACGATCTATGCGGTCATCATCGCGTTCTACTTCGGCACGCAGAGCCAGAAGGCACAGGACGTGATCGACAAGGGGGCGTAAGCATGGCGAGAGCAGAAGACATCCTTGCCATCGCGCGCAAGGAGATCGGCACGGTGGAGCAGCCGGGCAACCGCCAGAAGTACGGCAAAGCCTACGGCATGGACGGCGTGTACTGGTGTATGCAGTTCGTCTGGTGGTGCTTTCAGCAGGTGGACAAGACGCTCTTTTACGGCGGTGGGAAGACCGCGAGCTGCGGCGAGCTGATGAACTACGCCAAAACCCACGGGCAATGGGTCACCACGGGCTACCGGCCCGGCGACGTGCTCATCTATGACTTCCCCAACACGAAGGTCAAGACCGACCATTGCGGCATCTGCGAGAGCGTGAGTGGGCAGTATGTGACCGCCATCGAGGGCAATACCTCCAACGGCAACACCGGCAGCCAGAGCAACGGCGACGGGGTATATCGCCGCAAGCGCAAGCTGTCGCTGGTGCTCGGCGCGTACCGTCCGAAGTATGAGGTGAGTTACCGCGAGGTGCTCAAAAAGCGCGCGGGGCTGGAAGACAAGACGATGGACTACCTCGCGGCCTACAAGTACGGCAGCGACCTGATCCGCAAGCTGGCAACGATGAAATAAATGTGCCCGAATCGGGCACGGAAAGGGAAACGGGCGGGAGATCTGCAATGTCTCCCCTCGCGTGAGCGCTCTGCAAGCCCCGGCTCACAGCATGGACAAGCAGCACCGAGCAATCCGCGCGCAACTATCCTCTATGGCCCCGCGCAGGGCTATAGCTTACATTCAATCCTATGACCTGCCGCCCGATGAGGCGTCATGCCTTATCGAGTGCGACGTGAGGCGCAAGAGCTACGCGCAAGTGTGTGCAGCGCTGCACCTGTCGCCGGAGGCGGTAAACCGCTGCCGCAGGCGGGCATACCAAAAAATAGCAGACGGACAAAGAGAGCACCGAGGTTAATCGGTGCTCTCTTTTGCTTATATAATCTTGTTCGTTTTGTCCGTAGTGTAGGCGGGGGCTCTGTCCTGCGTTTTGCCGGTTAGTCGTTATCCGTCTCGATGATCCCGAGTATCTCAGCAGTTTTATAATCAAAACGAGCGTCATCACACGCGAGAATGGGCGCAAAATAGAGTTCAAGCAGGCGTTCCGGGGCGTCGGGGTCAATTACCTGCGCGCGATAAGAAATTTGCACACAGTCCGCCGGGTCATTCAGAGTTTCCGGCAGGGAGATTTCATCGTGCAAATCTTCCACAAAAATGTACTCTTTCCCGTCAAAAGAAATTCTTTTACCGCTTGTGTTCGGGATATAATATTCGTTCTTCATGCGTACAGTCTCCTTACCGCAGTTCGGCGTTCTCTTTTTTTATTCTTTCTTGTTGCGGTGCTTTTCCAGGTATTCTTTGGCACATTCCGCGAGGTAACTGCATTTCCACCCTTCGGCGGTGTTCAAGCCGCAACTACCGCAGTCGCGGCACCTTTCAAACTCTTCGAGGATCGCTTCCGCCTGGGCCTTGCTTGCAATAAAAAAGCTGCTCATTTGATCCACTCCCTTGTTATAACAAAGATTTTGCATCTACGCCGAGCACGTCGGCAATGGCAATCAGGTTTCTGGCCGTCAGGTTCCCGGCCTCGGCCTCTCCCAGCTCTACGCGCTGGATCTGGCGGACGTTCACGCCGGACCTCTCAGCAAGGCTGGCTTGCGTCAGCTCGGCCATGCGGCGCGACCATTCCAATTTTGATATCACGCGGTTATGGCAGTCGCGGCCATAAGAGACCAGCGAGCACGTCGTGCAGTCACCGTCAGCCTGCTTGCAGTCAGCATATTTTTTTCGCATATCGGTTATCTTGCCTCCATTAGTAACTCATGGCCTTGCGCATCATTTCACAGTGCGCGTCGTAGATTTCCTCGGCCTTTTTGGCAGCCTCGAATTTCCGCTTGTTCTCTTCGCGCTCCTCGCCATAGATATCAGCGGCAATGTCATCAGGGATAGCAGCCAGCACGCGGTCGTTGCCTTTGCGGGCGATCAGGATGCAGGGGATACCGCGCTCGTTCCACATTTCTTTAAGCTCGGTCGGCTTGCCGTTGACGGTGAGCTCGTCCACGCTGTACGTGTACTTGCTGCAATCGCATTCGACGTTCCAGCCATCAGCATAAACGGTCTCGCGGGTGATATGGTTAGAGGTGATCGTTGCAGAGATCTTAGCGCCTCTTGCGGTCGTCCAAGCATAAGTCTTAGTCATTGTTGTATCCTCCCGGGGTGTTGCCCCTCTCTTGTTTACATGCTTATTATACGCTAATATTAGCGTATTGTCAAGAGCTTTTTGAAATATTTTTTGACCAAATAATGACCAAATAATGACCAAACGATGACCATTTGCAGGGCGCGAACCACGGTATGATAAAGGCAACAAAAGGAGGTGCGCGCGATGTACGACCGACTTTTAGCTTTGGGATTTACCGAGCAGATGGCAATGGACATTTTGACACTGTTTCCTGATCCTGACGAGCTGCGCACTTACGTCTATTTTGCGGAGCTTTTCCATGTATAGCTATTTCAACCCAAATCCAAATGGACGCAACGTCAGCGACTGCACCGTGCGCGCGATCTGCAAGGCGACCGGCAAGGACTGGGGTGAAGTCTATTTGTCGCTGTGCATACGAGGGTACTTAGACGGCGATCTCCCCAATGCAAATGCGTGTTGGGGCGCGTATCTGCGGTCGCTTGGGTATCGGCGCTATATCATACCGGACACCTGCCCGGATTGCTACACGGTTGGCAAGTTTGCTGATGAGCACCCGCGCGGGGCGTATATTCTCGCGCTCTCCGGCCATGTAGTGTGCGTGCAGGATGGTGTGATCTATGACAGTTGGAACAGCGAGAACGAAATCCCACTTTATTACTGGGTCAAAGAAACGGAGGAATGAACATGGCATATCCCTATTTCAATCCCTATTATCCGCAGCCAATGCCGGATAACCTCATGCAGATGCGGCAGCAGCAGATGATGCAGCCCATGCAGCAGCCTATGTCGCAGCCAGTGCAGCAGAACCCCATCGCACAGGGCGGCGTGCAGTGGGTAAGCGGCGAGCAGGAGGCAAGGGGCTATCTCATCGCACCGAACTCTGCTGTGGCGCTGTGGGATTCTACCGCGCCGACTGTGTATCTCAAGCAAGCGGATGCAAGCGGCAAGCCGACGCTCAAGATTTACGACCTTGTAGAGCGCGCAGAAACGCCTCGTACAACTCCGCAGGAAAATGGCGTGGAATTTGTCACCCGCAAGGAGTTTGACGCGCTGGCGGCGCTTGTGGGCGAAATAAAGGGCAAGAAGAAGCGCAAGGAGGACGGCGGCGATGAATAATCCCTTTTTCGGTGCGCTCGGCGGCGGGAACGGCTTTATGCAGATGATGCAGCAGTTCCAGCAATTCAAGGCAAATTTTCATGGTGACCCCAAAGCGGAGGTCGAAAAGCTCTTGCAAAGCGGTAAGCTGAACCAACAGCAGCTCAACCAGCTTCAGCAGATGGCGAAGCAGTTTCAAAGCCTGATGCAATAAGCAAAGTCTAAGCAAGATTTAAACAAAGTGTTTGCTCAACTTTTTGCAAAATCAATATCGCGGCCACGATTTGATAAATTTTTTTAAGGAGTGATTTTATGTCTCTTTCCGATGGCGGCGCTCCCATGCTGACCATGCCGGTTTCGCCTACTAACAGCGGTGGAGGTTTCGGCTGGGGCGGTGACAACGGTGTTTGGCTCATTGTGTTGTTCCTGATCTTTGCCGTGTGCGGAGGCTGGGGCAATAACGGTTGGGGGGGTGGCGGTGGCGCTATGGACAATTACGTCCTCGCCAGCGATTTTGCTACTCTCCAGCGCCAGATTGACAGCGCGGCGTCCACGATTGAGCGCAAGAGCGATATTACCCAGCAAGGCATCTGTGATGGCTTTTACGCCATGAATACCGGGATGCTCAACGGCTTTGCCGGGGTGACGCAGACCGTGACCAGCGGGTTCTCGCAAGCAGAAGTTGCCCGGTGTAACCAGCAGATGGCATTTATGCAGCAGTTTAGCGCCCTGCAGGCACAGATGTCCGGCTGCTGCTGCGATCTTCGCGAAGCGATTCAGGGGATCAACTACAACCTCGCCACACAGGGGAGCGAGACCCGCAACCTGATTCAGGGGAATACCCGTGATATCATTGATGCCATGAACTGCGGCTTCCGCAGCATTGAGCAGCGTCTAACCGCGCAGGAGATCGCTGCGAAGGATGCGAAGATTGCTGAACAGAACCAGCGTCTTTTTGCTGCTGACCTCGCGGCCTCTCAGTCTGCTCAGACGCTTGATATGCGCAACTATGTTAGCGCACAGTTCGCGTATTACAATCCGCGTCCCGTTCCTTCGTTTTCCGTTCCGGCCCCGTATCAGTATACTGGGTGCGGCTGCAATCAGGGCTGCGGCTGCTGACAACTGCATAGCATAGCTTTTTGTTGACGATTTTGTTGACGCCAACAAAATGGTCGGCCCCGTGCCGATACTAACGACAAACGCGGCGGGGCAATAGCCCCGCCGCTGTGTTTTAACCGGGTCGAAATCGACCCCTTTAGAAAGGACTGAACTCATGAAAACGATTGACGATCTGAAACAAGAATTTGTAGACCATCTTGCCGCTATGGATAAGTCCGAAATGAGCATGTTCGAACTCTCAAACTATGCCGATCTGCTGTATAAGGCGGACGCTCTTTTCAAGCCAAGCTATACAGATGTACTTGCATCCGGCTTCATTCCCCCTTTTGCGGCAACTACTTGGAAAAAGGAGGAGAAGAAAAATGGCTGAATATAGTAATTCCGCTATTGTTTCTGTTGCTGCTGGGCAAAACGTCCCGCTGACGGAAACTGCGATCAATAGCAAGCCCTGTATCGTGCATCGTCAGGGCGCAGGCATTGTCACGCTTCGCGGCCTCACCAATCAAAATCGCGCCCTGTTTAGGGTCTCCTATGGCGGCAACATCGCTATTCCCACCGGAGGCACGGTCGAGGCCATCACGGCGGCGCTTGCCATTAACGGAGAACCGCTGACCAGTGCAACGGCTACCGTCACGCCTGCGGCGGTAGAAAACTACTTTAACATTTATGTTTCCGCACAGGTCTGCGTTCCGAAAGGCTGCTGCTTGACGGTCGCAATGGAAAACACCAGCACTCAGGACGTCAACTTCGCTAACTCGAATCTGACGGTTGAGAGAATCGCGTGAAAGGAGAATGGACATGAGCAAGAAAGCAATGTATGATCTGCGCAATATGCTGTGCGACGAACTCGACGAGCTGGCACGCAAGGGCGAGCTTGGCGCGGGGGACCTTGAGATCGCACACAAGATTACCGACACCATCAAAAATATCGATAAGATCGAGATGATGGAGGACGACGGCTATTCCCGCGATGAAGACTATTCTCGCCGATATTCCCGCGACGGAGACTGGCAGTCGGGTATGCGCGGCGCTTATGATCGTGATATGTCCAATGCGAGACGCGGCACGCATTATGTGCGCGGACACTATTCCCGTGACGGCGGCATTGACAACATGAAACGCCAGTTGCAGGAAATGTTGGACAACGCCGACGATGAAAGCATCCGCAGAGCCATCCAGCGCTGCATGGACACGATTGAGGGCTAAAGGGGGTGCGCCCCTATGGTCGACGAGAACGAGGTCAAGCGCTGGATAGCTCGCCTTGAAACGGAAGAATCAAGCTGGACAAACTATGAGCGCCTTGCCGTGCTGTATGCTATCCGTGACCAGCAAAGCGGCATCAGGGAGAGAGCTTTGCCAACGGCATACTCTGCAGCGCCCGCGCCGGTCAACGTCGAAACATACGGCGACAGCGATTTTCTGCGCGCAGTGGCAGATGTTCCGCCGGACAAGGCGTGGGAGATCATGGACGAGCTGATGGACAGTTTGAAAATTGTAAACGAGCGCGTCTATAATAGCGTCATGCGCAAACTGGAAAAGTAAATTGCAGATGGAATTGCAGATGAGTTACAAAAAACCTTGTAATATCAATGCTTTTGCGGATTCGGTTGCGGGTTCGACTCCCGCCGCCTCCACCAATGAAAAAACCTCGCAGTTTCAACAGCTGCGGGGTTTTTCTTGTATTTGCAAGGGTTTTCTGGCTTACTTGTTTACGCATTACTTGCGATATTTGCAAGTTAAGTGCGCTTAAAACAGCGTTTTTGCAGATGAATTGCAGATGAAATTACAGATGAAATTCGGATTCAAAAAAGCCGTCAACGGCATTTGCCACTGCTACGGCTTTATCATCCATGGTGTGCTGATATACGTTTTTAAGCATATTGTTTGTAGAGTGCCCCATGCGCTCCATTGCGTATTTATCGGGAACATTAAGCCTGAGCATGACCGATGCGTTTACATGACGGAGGTCGTGAAAGCGAAACGGCGAAACTCCACAGCGGGCGCACGCGCGTTGCAGATGCTTATACAGCACGTTCCTGGTCGCGTGAACAATATACTCATCTGTTCTCGGCGTTGCTTCAATCAGCCCCATAATATACGGCGGCACTTTTAGCTTTCTGTTGCCGCTGTAAGTTTTTGGCTGCTTGAGCTGCGGGCCGGCCTCACCGTCTACCATTGCTTGCTTGATCGTCAGAATATCGCCGTCAAGGCAATCCCATGTTAGACCTCTGATCTCCGATGTACGGAGGCCGAGCCAGACAGCCAGAAGAAAAGGCAATTCAAACGCTGTGCCTTTGCAGTCTTCGTGTAAGGTTCTGATTTCTTCCATGGTAGGTATTTTGATTTTAGGCGCTTCCTTTTGCGGCAAAGATACACGGAACACTTTATCCGGGCATTCCTCCGACATTGCCGCCGTAAATAAGCCGTAAGCGTTGCGGACGTACTTAGGGGACTTTCCCCGCGCCATCTTATTCACGGCACGCTGCACGCGATCCTGCGTCAACGCGGAGCACTTAACGCCCATCAGCTCCGGGAAAACCACCTTGCGGAGTTTTCTGTACCCGTTGACGGTGGAAGGGGAGAGTATCGCGTCCTTGCTGTCAATGTATCGGTCGATAGCGTCTCCAACCGTGCGCTCAGACGCACGAGCGGCAGACTTTGCGCCGGACTTTAACGCGGCAGCCTCATTCTCCGCTTGCCTTTTGGTAGGCGCTGTGACGGACACGCGCTTTCCGTCTACCATGACACTGACATTCCAGTTGCCGGACGGTAGCAGTTTTGCTTTTGGTATCTTCATCAAATCCCCCTCCAATCAATGTACAAGCCCCACGCGGACAGAAAGACGATAATGACAAACATTATAGCAATTACAACGTTTCGGATACGGACACCGCGCCGCATGATCTCGATCATGTCTGCTTTCGCATCAACGTGGCGTTCCAACTCATCGTTGCGCGCTTGTAAAGTTTCCTCGGTCGGCGTCAAGTGTTCGGAAATTCCGAATATTTCGTCAATGGATATTCCCAGTGCCTTACAGATCGGCGCGACGGTGTAGATCGATGGAGATTTCGAAAACTTGGAAAAGAAGTTCTGCACGGTGGACAGCGGTACGCCGGAAGCATCGGAAATGTCCTGATATGTCAGTTTCAATTCTTCTTTACGGAATTTACACACTTCTTGAATGTTCATTTATGCCACCTTAATTTCTTCGATTTTTGCGCCGCGAAGTCGTAAGATAAGGGCTTGTCGAGCCACGTCGAGCGCTGTCTTATTGCAATGTTTCGGTGTTGAATTGCCAAGGTAAAGCGGAGTATGGTCAAAACAAGCAGCGGCGACCGCTTCCCGCTGGCTGCAAAAAGGCCCCGCCGTTTGTTGCAGAGGGCGGCGGGGCCAATCTAAGCTATACCGCCTTGCAACTTTTCAATTCTCCCGCTCTTCCCATTCTGCGACCTCATCTAATGATTTAGGAATGGTATACCCCGCATCCTCAATCTTCTGTGCCAGCTTTTGATAATTTGCTGTGTTACCGTTTCGCATGCGAGAAAAGCCAGAAAGAGATTTTGGGAAGTCGTCGGGGAATTTAGGCTTGAACCAATAATAAATAATATGATTTAAATTTGGCTCATTGATCGGATTGTAAGACTTTTCAACACGTTCTAACCAAAGCCTATAATTTTCCTTTTCTTCTTCGGTTCGATCATCGCGAAACGGTCGTTTACTATATAAAGATGGACTTATGCACTTGAAAGATGGCTCAGAAACACCGTCAATATAAGCAAATATCCCAAGCCCGCACTGAAAATGAAAATCATCTGGGAACTTTGGAAATTTCCAACTTTTTCCAGATAAGCTATATATCCGTCTCCGGTACTTCGCGCAAATTTCACAGCACGCGCTTGAATCGCCAACCTCTATTAAATCAGTTCCAAGTTTTCTACACGATTCAAGCGTTCTTGCAAATGCGTCTTTTGCATAGTCTTCCGGCGATTCCGTGTGTGCATCTATCCAGTCTTTCCACTCTTTCGCCTTTTTGAATCGACCCAGCTCGATATAATAATTGACGACCCTATAAAAATCTTTCCGTTCCCAGCCAAGCGTAGAATACGTCATTAGCTGGCAGGATTTTTCAAGGCAGGCCATTGATAACTGGTAATCTCCGACATTCCACAAAAGCCCCGCGTGCATTCTCAGCACATATTCAAGATACCCTGTAGGGCCTAACTCTTTGAAACGCGGTACATCGCGGAATTTTGTATAGTCAGGAATGGCGATAGAATAAATTGATTGCTTATCGGTCAAGTCGTATTTTATTCCATCAGACACTATATCAGTTGCTGCGTTGATCTTATCGCGCACGTCGTAATACGATTGATTTGGTTCTGGAAACAACTCCGCAACGCGGCCGTGCTCAAAATATACGGTAATTGGCATATCAAATTCACCTAATTTTATATTTTAAATTATATTGAATCAATTAAAAAATTAGTGCTATACTAATCCGCGATAGAACACTTGTTTTATTATATGAGAGCGAACGGAGGGCAGAGAGGATGACGACGGTAGAGGACTTGATTATTACAATTTCGAGATTTACTCCCCAGCAACTTGACCTTTTTCGATCTGCTGCGCAACAGATAGTAGAGCAGCAGCAAGGTCAGGATTTGATTCGCAAATCCGGATGAGCTTTTGAATATCTTCGGGCAATCCAGAAATGAGCGCTTCACCACCGGTGGGGCGCTCTTTTTTTGCTTGAAATTCTTGCGTATCCCCATATAAAAGATATTCTACCGAAACGTCAAGATAATTTGCTATCCGCTCAATGTTTTTCCCTCGAGGGACTTCGATTTTTCCTGTATTCCATTGTGAAAATGCAGATGAAGAAATTTTGCAATCTTTAAAAAATTGCTTTTTAGAAATGCCTCTAAGAGACAATAATGCGTTAATTCTGGCGACAATAGGCGATTTAGACATAACTGTAGCTCCGATTTTGTATAAAATAAAACTTAGTTTTCGCTAACTTCATATTGACATCCGCGCTAACTGAGTATATACTTAGTTACAGAAAGGGCAATAAAAAATCAAGCCCCCTTGATACTTAGCGGACTGTCGAAATTATTAGTTTGTTGGCACTTCTTATAATATCACGGTTCGCTAAGTTGTCAAGCAAAACTTAGTATTTGGAGGTGAAAAGATGAGTTTTCGAAGCGCTCGTCATAAAGCTGGATTCAGCGTCCAGCAGGTAGCGGACGCGCTGAAAATCTCCGACGTGGCCGTGTATTACTGGGAGACTGGTCAGCAGGCCCCGCGAGCAAGTCGACTTCCGGAGATTGCTGCATTATACGGATGCACGGTGGACGAGCTGTTAAGGCCGGATGAAGAGAACTAACACACAACAGGAGGAAATGAAAAGATGAAAGAACTCAAAGTTAAATTAACGTTTATCGAGCCGATTCTCGGCACCAGCCCCGCGAACCCTGATATCTACCGCGAGTTTATCGGCAGTCACGCGCCGGATGCGGCAAGCGTGGAGGACGAGGTGGCAGCGCTGGGAGCGGATGCGGTTGCCGAAAAGTCCATGACCATTTTCCCGCGACTGGACGACGGCACGCCGTTTTTGTACGACTACCAAATCAAGGACTTTTTCAAGGACACGTGCGGCGGTCTGCGAAAGGTCAAGGATTCGTCCAGCAGCAAAATCAAGGCTTACAAGAAGGAAATCGACAAGCTGATTTTCCCCGAGCCGCGCACCATTCCAATTCTTTTTGACGGCGAGATCAAGGAGTGCCAGCGCCCGCTGAGAGCGCAAACGGCGCAGGGCGAGCGCATCAGCCTTGCAATGAGCGAGGAAATCCCCGCCGGGGCAACGTGCGAGTTTACGGTGGTCTGCCTGTGCGACGACCATATCGACGTTGTGCGCGACTGGCTGGACTATGGACGCTTCTCCGGTATTGGTCAGTGGCGAAACAGCGGGAAAGGCAGATTCCGCTGGGAGGAAATCGAGTAACGCGCGAAGGAATAGTGCAGAGACGGAATGCAACGGAATGGCTTCGCCGGGAACAGCGTTGACGAGCAACGGCATGGCGTGGAAGGGATATGCCGCGAGGCGCAACGGCACTGAAATGAATTATATAGAAAGGCGCCGGAACAGCAATGATGTGAACTGTATAGCATTGAAAGGTAACGCAATGGTTTGGCAAGGCAGTGTTTCGCGGCGGCATGGTCGCGAAAAGCAGAGACTAGCGACGGCATAGCTAGGCAAGGCAAAGCAAGGCAAAGCAACGCAGAGGAATTGCGACGCTATGAGCTGCCTCGAAAAGAAAATGCCCCGCCCAATGTTGCAGCATCGAGCGGAGCGGGTGGGACAAATCTCACCACAAGATATTGTGTCCGTGCTTATTGTAGCACGCGAGAAAGGAAAAGGCAAGATGCTAAAGCCACAACAGTTAACGCGACGGCGAAATGACCTTGAGCGAGCCGTGCGCGGCGCGATGGGACGGGCGTTGATTCGCACCGGCAAAGAGCTGGGCGAGGAAATCGGCTTATCGGAAACGCAAATCTGCAATCGCATGGCGGGGCGTTCCCGCTGGACTTTAGATGAAATTTGGGAGCTTGACCGAGTTTTGCAATTTACGGACGCGGAAAAGCTCATGCTAATCGGAGGCGCGAAATGACTGACACACTGATTTTCGGCAGCATCGCCGCTACGGTGATCGTGTTCAACGGCTGCAACTTCACCACGAGCCTTGCCGTCATCGGCGCGTGCGCGGTGTGCAAGGTGCTGTATGACCTGCTGCCGTACATCGACAGGGGGTGTAGACGATGAGACGGCACGACAAGCGCACGAGAGAGCAGCGCAAGGCCGATGAATCGGCGCTGTTTGCGGCGGCGTGTCTGGGGGCGACGGTCCTCTTGATCGTGATTTCAATCCTCGCCACCAGCGCGCAGGCGGTCGATGCGGAACCGGAAGAAGCCCCCATCGTAGAGGAGTATAATCCCGCGCGGGACATTCCTGCGGCTGAAAGCGCGGTGTGCAACGACGTTTTTCTCGGCGAGTTTACGCTCACGGCCTATTGCCCCGGACGCTGCTGCTGCGGCAAGTGGGCAAGCGGCTACACCGCGACCGGCACGCTGGCGACCGAGGGACGAACGATCGCGGTCGACCCCAAGGTGATCCCTTACGGCACGCGCGTCCTGCTGATCTGGCCGGACGGCACGCAGCACAGCTACGTCTCGGAGGACTGCGGCGGCGGCGTGAACGGGAACCACATCGACGTGTTTTTCAACGACCATCAGGCAGCGCGCGTCTTTGGTGTGCAGAGCGCAATGGCGTATTTGGAGGGGAATCAATGATCTATCGCTGCACTTGCTGCCACCTCATTTTTGACGAGCCGGACGTTATGCGTCGGCGCGAAAATCTTGACGGTGAGCGCGGCGTGGAGACGCAAACGATACTATGTTGCCCCTTCTGCGGGGCGGAATACATCGAGGTAACGAAAGATGAAGATGCAGACGATATCGACGCTCAGGATGAGCCATAAGGAGTGGCTTAAAGAGCGCAAGAAGAGTCTCGGCGGCAGCGACATGGGCGCGGTGCTGGGGCTGAACAAATACCGCTCGCCATACACGGTATGGGCGGAAAAGACCGGCAGGATCGGTGAAGAGCCGGAAAACGAGGCGATGCGGCAGGGGCGTGACCTTGAGCAGTACGTCGCGAGCCGCTTTGAAGAAGTGAGCCGCATGCCGGTGCGCCGGATGAACTACCTGATGCGCCGCAATGACTGCCCACACCTGCATGCAAACATTGACCGAAAGGTGGTCGGACTTAACGCGGGTCTTGAGTGCAAGACTGCGAGCGCGCTGAGCCTCAAGCGCTACGAGGGCGGGGATTTCCCCGAGAGCTACTATGCACAGTGCGTGACGTATCTTGCCGTGACCGGCTGGGCGCGGTGGTATCTCGCGGTGCTGGTGCTGGGCAAGGGCTTTTACTGCTACCAGATTACGACAACTCCCACCGATGACACACCGGAATGGTGCGAGAGCAGCGTATATGTCAGCCCGGAAGAGATCGAGGCTCTGAAACGCTGCGCCGCGCACTTCTGGCACGACTACGTGGAGGCTGACAGCCCACCGCCGATGGACGGTGATGCGAGCACGACCGAGGCGCTTGAGACCATCTACGAGGGAGGCGGCGGTGAAGTCGAGCTGTTCGGGCGCGAGAGCCTGATCGAGCAATATCAGTACCTGATGAGCCAAAAGAAAATCATCGAGGAGGACGCGGACACCATCAAGCAGCAGCTCATGAACGACCTCGGCGACAACGAGCGCGGCTACTGTGGGCGATTCACGGTCGATTGGAAGGGGCAGAGCCGCCAGACGTTCGACGCGAGGGCGTTTGCCAAGGATCACCCAGACATGGACTTGAGCAGTTACTACAAAACGACAAATTTCCGCAAATTTGCGGTGAAGGAGGAAAAGGAAAGATGAAGGAAGGATTGATTCAGAACGCGCAGGGCGCACAGGCTGTCAAGGCAGGAAAGCCGACGATGCAGCAGTACATCAAGCAGATGGAGGGTGAGATCGCCAAGGCGCTACCGAGCGTCATCACGCCGGAACGCTTCACGCGCATCACGCTTTCTGCTCTGAGCGCAAACAAGCAGCTCGCGCAGACGACGCCGCAGAGCTTCCTCGGCGCGATGATGACGGCAGCACAGCTCGGCATGGAGCCGAACACGCCGCTTGGGCAGGCGTACCTGATCCCGTACCGCAACCACGGCCAGCTGGAATGCCAATTCCAACTGGGATATAAGGGGCTTATTGACCTTGCGTACCGCAGCGGTGAGGTCAGCATCATTCAAGCGCAGGTCGTTTACGAAAACGACGAGTTTGAATATTCCTTCGGCCTTGAGCCGAAGCTCAACCACAAGCCCGCCTGCGGCGAGCGCGGCGAGCCGAAGTTCATCTACGCGATGTTCCGCACAAAGGACGGCGGCTTCGGCTACGACGTGATGAGCGTTGAGGACGTTCGCAACCACGCGAAGCGCTTTTCCAAGGCCTACAGCAACGGACCGTGGCAAACGAATTTCGAGGAGATGGCGAAGAAGACTGTGCTCAAGCGCGTGCTCAAGTATGCGCCGCTCAAGATTGACTTTGTTCGCGCGGTGGCGCAGGACGAGACCATCAAAACGAAAATCAGCGAGGACATGTATTCCGTAAGCGATGACACGGTCATCGAGGCGGAGAACTACACCGTGGATGAGACGACCGGCGAGGTCATCGAAAGCGATGGTGACGCACAGTGAGCATGAATCGCGTGTGCCTGATGGGACGCATCGGGCGTGACTTGGAGCTGAAAAAGACGAACAGCGGCGTATCCGTTGTGTCGTTCCCTCTTGCCGTTGATCGCAACGGCAAAAAGGGCGGCACAGACTGGATCGACGTTGTCGCATGGCGCGGCACGGCGGAGGTGCTCTGCAACTACGCCGATAAGGGTCGCATGATCGGCGTCGAGGGGCGCTTGCAGATGCGCGATTGGACGGACAAGAACGGCAACAAGCGCAGGAGCTACGAGGTGCAGGCTGACAGCGTGTATTTCGCAGACAATAGGCGCTCGGAGGATAACAACACCGCCGCACCGAAATACGCCACAGAGAGCGCCGCAGGCGGCTTTGCAGAGGTCGGCGAGGGCGACGGCGAGCTGCCGTTTTAAGGCGGTGACGGTATGGCGGAGAGCAAAGAATATGTCAAGCTCTGGCTGAGCTACGAGGACTATTTCCGCGAGTATGACGACGAGTCGATCGGGGCTATCGTCCGGGCGATGCTCGCTTACCGGAAAAACGGAGAACAGCCGAAGTTTGAAGGCCCCGAAAGGTTTATTTGGCCCGCAATTCAGCGGGATATTGACGAGTCCATAACGGCGCAGGAAGCCGCCTCCAATGTTTACCGAGAGAACGGCAAAAAGGGCGGCAGACCGCCGAAAACAAGCGGCTTTTTGGAAACCAAGGAAAACCAAAAAAACCAAAGCGGTTTTTTAGAAACCAAAAAAAGCCAAGGACAAGGACAAGGACAAGGACAAGGACAAGGACAAGGACAAGGACAAAGTGTTATTTCTCGCGCGAAGCGCTTCACGCCCCCCACACTCGCAGAGGTTCAGTCCTATGTGGCTGAACGCCAATCGCCCGTAGACCCACAGGGGTTCATCGACTTTTACGAGTCAAAAGGGTGGTTGGTCGGCAAGACCCCCATGAAAGACTGGAAAGCGGCTTGCAGAAATGCGGAGAAGTGGGAACGATGGGCCAATAAAGCACCGCAGACACGGCCGGGCGGCGATGTATTCGCTGAGATGCTGGAGGAGGAAAAGAACCGTGGAAAGAGCTGACGTGATTAGCCTTTTGGGGCGATTGAAACAGGCATATCCGCAGGCCTATGCCAAGATGACCCGCGCAGAAGCCGAAGAGCTGGTTTCCCTCTGGTCGGACATGCTGGGCAATGAAGACCCCACCGAAGCGATGGAAGCAGTGAATGCGCTGATTGCCGAGGATACGAGGGGATTCCCCCCGAAGGTCGGCCAAGTGCTTGCAAAGATCAGGGGCGCAGTTTCCCCGCACGTCTCGGTGGCGTGGATGAAGCCATACATCGAGCGGATAGCCGAACAGGAGGAATTCATGCCGAGCGTATCGCGTTATGCAAGAGAACACAAGCTAACGTGGGAAGCGGCTGCCGCCGAAATGGGAGGGTGACGCATGGAGCGAGTAGTTTTATTTACCGTGGACGGAAGGCCTGTACCAAAGGGCAGACCGCGTGTTACGCGGCATGGGACATACACTCCAAAAAGCACGCAGATTTTCGAGGGAGAAATTCGCGCGGCATGGCTCAAGTGCGGGGAAAAGCCGTTTGAGGATGGAGAAGCTCTTGACGTGATGGTCAATGCTTATTACCCCATCCCATCCGGCACGGCAAAGAGCAAAAGGCAAAAGCTACATTTAACCCCGTACCTCAAGCGCGGCGATATTGATAACATCATCAAGGCGGTTTTGGACGCGCTTAACGGTTACGCTTACAAGGACGATTCTGCCGTGTTCAGCGTTTGCGGACAGAAAATTTACACGGACGGTGAGCCGTTTACGGCGGTGACGATCCGCAGCGTGGAGGGCGCCCATGAGCTTTGAACACTGCCACAGCTGCAAGCCGCCAATGCGGCACGTAGGCTGTCACGGCGATTGCCCGTACTATCAGGCGGATATCGCCAAGTACACCGAGGCGAAGGAAGAAGAAGCGCGCCAAACGCAGGAACGCGGTGCCTATTGGGGCGCGCGGCAGTTTAAGACGAGGCGCTATCAACGAACGAAATGAGGGAGCGAAAAGATGTTGACAGAAAAAGAGTTGGGCGAACGGCTCAAAAACGTTCGCGAAGTGCGCCGCATCAGTCAGTTTCGGCTTGGCGAAATGGCGGAATGCGAGGGAAGAAGATGAAGCACCTTGGCGATATTACGAAAATCAACGGCGCGGAGATCGAGGCCGTGGACGTTATCACGGGCGGCTCACCGTGTCAGGATTTGAGCATTGCAGGAAAACGTGCTGGATTGGCCGGCGCAAGAAGCGGATTGTTCATGGAACAGGTCCGCATCGTAAAGGAGATGAGAGAACGTGACAGAAAGAACGGACGGACAGGTGACATGGTCAGACCTCGGTTTATGGTCTGGGAAAACGTGCCCGGAGCATTCTCAAGCAACAAAGGGAGAGACTTCGCGGCAGTCCTCGAAGAGATCATCCACATCGCAGAACCGGAAGCCCCCGATATTGAAGTGCCTGAAAAGGGTTGGAACACCTGGGGGGGCTACCACGATGAAGTGGGAGGACGATGGAGCGTGGCTTGGCGAGTGCATGACGCGCAACACTGGGGAGTCCCCCAACGTCGCCGTCGTATCTCGGTTGTCGCAGATTTTGGAGGAGACACCGCAGGCGAAATACTCTTTGAGCGCAAAAGCGTGTCAGTGTATCTTACGGAGAGCGGAGCGGCGCGGGAAAGACTTACCGGAGATTCTGAAAGCGGTGCTGGTAGAACAGGCGAAAGTATAGCACATGCTTACGGAGAAACAGGTGTTGGATATTGGAAGAATGGCGTTCAAACATTGCGGGCAGAAGGAGAAAACAGACCATCGAGACCATCTAATGTTGTCGTATGCATGGCTACACAGCAGGGCGGCGCAGAACTTCGGACAGACGACCGATCACCTACACTTACCGCAGCGGCCGGCATGAGCGGGAACAATCAGCCGGTTGTATGCGCCGGGTTTAAGCTCGGCAACAGCGAGCAAGCGCGAAGCATCGGCTACGCCGAGGAGCAAGCCCCCACTCTGTGTGCGGAGTGCGGAGGTAACAAGCCCGCGGTCGTGGCACTGGATATGACAAACGCTTGTGACGTCATCCGCGAGTGTGGCGAGGTCGTTCCCAGTTTGCAAGCAAGGATGGGCACCGGCGGCAACCAAGTGCCGCTGACGTACCAAGAGGTGACAGGTACGCTTTCACCCGGCGCTCATGCCGGTAGCTACAACGGGCAGGACGCTTACAACGATATGTTGGTCGTATCGAGTGAAATCTCGCCTACGTTGAGAGCAAGGGCGAGTGACCCATGCCGTGAAGATATGGCGGCATATATTGCAAGCGTCGACTGCCGGAACTTTTGCGAGGGGGGCGAAACAAACGGAACGTTACAGGCCAAATCAAACGGCGGGGTCAGCTACAATTTGCAGAACACCGTGAGAACGGGCATGATCGTGCGCCGCCTTACCCCGATGGAGTGCGAACGGCTGCAAGGGTTCCCCGACCAATGGACTGACATCGGCGAGTGGTGCGACAGCAAGGGCAAACTGCGCAAGCCAAGCGACAGCCCGCGCTATAAGGCGCTGGGCAACTCCATCGCCCTGCCATTCTGGGACTTTCTGGCAAAGCGCATCAGTGCGCAATATCTACGCCCTGTTATGATGGGAAGCCTGTTTGACGGAATAGGCGGCTTCCCGCTGGTGTTCGAGCGGCACAACGGCAAGGGAACGGCACGCTGGGCGAGCGAGATCGAAGAATTCCCCATTGCCGTGACAAAATTGAGATTTTGGGGGGAATGACTATGTACATTGGCGAACCATTTAGCTGGAAGTCTGCCGCATTTGAGGGCAGCTATTTTACGGCGGAGGTACACGGAATCAAGCTCAAAGAGAGCTTCAAATTTTAGGGAGGTAATTATGGACGCTATTGAATTTATCAAGCAGTTGAGACGCATGGATGAAAAGGGAGTGCCGAAGAATCGTTTCATTTATCTACGCGTTGGCAGAGAGACGGATTCGCCAGAGGACGTTGTGGCCGAAGTTGAGGAATGGGTAAAGATGAATCCCGTCAAGACGCGGCAGAGCGTGTTTCTGGGCAACTATCCTTGTGCAAGGATTGATCGTCAAAGTGTATTGTACGCCTGCCCAGCAGATGTCTATGGAGACAACGTGTGCCCGAAGAAAAAAGATGCCGCTCCGATAACTTGCTACGAGTGCCGCCGCGAGTTCTGGCCGCAGGAAGTGGAGTAATGGAACGACTGACGAAGCGCGACACCGATGGACAGGCAATGATGGACTGCCAGAAGTGTAAAGCGGATTGGACGGGTAAGCATGGTAAGCCGATGGATAGCTGCACCGCGCTGTACTGCCGCAATCGCCTCAAGGATCGGATCGCCGCCTACGAGGACAGCGGGTGGGCGCCGGAAGAAGTTCTGCCGAAAGATAAGGCGGACGAGATCACACTGAAGCTGATGCGTCTTGCTGATTTGGAAAGCCTTTGCAGTTTTAATCGCTTGCGCGAGCTGGCCGAGGCTGACAAGGACGGGCGGCTGGTGGTGCTGCCGTGCAAGGTGGGCCAGCGGGTGTTTGCCTTACTGGACACGGACAAGCATATAAGCGAGTGCGAGGTTAAGCAGATCGGGTTGGGTAATGAGATTGGCTTTGTTGGCATCGAGCCAATAGGCGCTCGCGGAAGGGAATACGGAGTATCGATAAAGGGCTTCGGCAAGACCGTATTCCTCACCCGCGAGGCGGCGGAAGCGGCATTGGAGGCAATGAAAAATGAGTAAGGCTGTTATGCTGAGCATCCGCCCGAAGTGGTGCGAGAAGATCGTCAATGGTGAGAAAACCATCGAGGTACGAAAAACGCGACCGAAGCTGCAAACACCGTTCAAGTGCTATATCTATTGCACTATGGATCACCCTTACATTTCTGTGTCCTGCGGGGAACTGGACAAGCTCAACTATCGCACAAATACCGTTTGTCGGTGTAATGGCAAAGTCATCGGGGAATTTACCTGCGATCGCATAGATAGACTTGTCCCGGCAAACGATCCGTATGGCATCTATGACATTGACGATGATTATGTATTCCAGACTTGTCTTGAAAATGGAGCACTATGGGATTATGGACACGGAACACCGCTTTACGGCTGGCATATCTCCGACTTGCGCATTTATGACCAGCCGCGGGACTTGAAGGAGTTCCGGCGGTCTTGCCCTAATGACCTATCCTGTGAGGCCTGCGCCATGTATAGCAACAACAACGGTATCTGCAACAATGGGGCTTTGCCGCTTCGCCGCCCGCCCCAGAGCTGGTGCTATGTGGAGCGACGAAGGATGTATGACCTGAAACCTTGCCCGTTCTGCGGCGGAGAAGCAATACTTGAAACAGTAGATGGCAACAGCCCAGAAGAGTGCTATATATACTGTCCAGAGTGTGATTTTGAAAGTGGCGTATATAGCGAACCCAAATTTATCATCGAAAAGTGGAACAGGAGGGCCGACAATGGCAACTGTTAAGTGTGCGCTGGGTGAGCGCGGGCGCCCGTCCCACGAATGGAACGACGGTGAAAAAGACCGCATCTACTGCCTCGGTAGGATTGACCCCATGACGGATGCCCCGTTACCGGAATGTTTGGCTTGCTTAGATTTTGTTGACAAGGCACAGGATGACTTGGAGGCGTTTTATGGGAGGGCTGACAATGACTAAATACATCGAGTGTAAAGCGGTGTTTGCGCTGATTCGACCGGACGACCCGAATGACGAACGATGTGCCGTTACGGTCGCGACAGCCAAAAGGCTTATCCGACACGCCTTGGCCGTTGCGCCCGCTGCTGATGTTGCGCCGGTGACGCGGTGTAAGGACTGCAAGTATGCATATATCAATAGCTTTGCGGTGTCATCAGGCGAGGCTCTTTGCACGTTAAGTGGGAAGCCGATGCAGCAAGACGACTTTTGCAGCTACGGCGAGCCGAAGGAGGGATAACGCATGGACGTTGTTGGGCGAAAGGTTGTTAAAACGCGGGCGGCTCATGTGTGCTTCGGTTGCGGGCGCAAATTCGAGCAAGGGGCTATGATGGAGCGCAGTTGCGTTTTCGATGGTGCGCCGTGGACGTGCTATCTGTGCGAGAGCTGTCAGAAAGCGTCTTCTGAGTTAGGATGGCAAGACGAGTATGGATTTGGGGACTTGCGCGAACGTTCGCTTGAGATTGAGAGGGAGGCACTCCATGCTGACGATCACGATTAAAGCCAACGTCCCCGCCGCTGACGCGCAGGGCATCAAGGAGCGAATCGCCATGGACATTGAGCGATACGGCGACGTAAAGGTCGTGAGCATCGTGAGCGACCGGGGACGGGAAGAACAACTACGAATGAAAGGAGCCAAATTATGAGCATCAATGTAAAGAAGTACACCAAAGACCAGATGGCGAAGATGGTGGAGGACGCGCAGGAGAAGACTGCGGCGCTTGAAGCAGAGATCATCGAGCTGAAAAACTGTATCGACGAGAAGAATGATCTGATTGCCGAATATGCGAATTTAAAGGCGGCGATGCAGCGAAAGAACGCCGCTCTGACTGAGCAGATCAGCCAGATGAACGGCGAGGCCATCAACCGTGAGAACGAAATCGCGAATCTGAAAGCGGACGCGGATGCGCTGCGAAATAAGCTCGCTGATACCGAGGCGGCGCTTGGGCGGGCGAACGATGAGTGCGCTTCTAAGCAAGAGGCCCTTAATGTAATGCGTAATAGACGATACAATGCCGAGCAGCGCGCAAATTACGCAGAAGCCCACCCGTGGCGAAACCTGTGGGCATGGGCCAAGAGAACGCTGAGCCGTGAGTAAGTGGGTCGTTATTACCCGTGGTGATGATGGTACGCCGTGGCCAGATTGGGCGTTTCGGTTCATGTGCCCAGCGTGCAAACTAAAAACAAGCACTGAGAGCAATTTTTGCCCTTACTGCGGAAAGGATATGCGCGATGAATCAAAAGGACATCGACCGGCAACTGCGAGCATTGGACGAGGCGAAAATCACGATTGAAGCGCTGTGGGCGAAGTTGAAGTCTCGTGACGATTTGGTTAATCAGCTGGAAACGGAAAACTACAGGTTGAGACGCAAGGCGGGTGAGGAATGAGCACGTTTCCTGACCGGCTGCGGAGATTGCGCGAGCGCCATCAGTTAAAACGCTGCGTGTTATCTGAGCTGTGCGGGCTGAACCGCAACACAATCAAGCGCTACGAGATGGGGACGCAGAAACCGTCAATGGACGCGCTGATAAGCATTGCTGACTATTTTGGCGTGTCTATTGATTATCTGCTCGGGCGGTCGGACTACCCAAAAAGTTTATAAAAATATTTTGCAAAACTCACTTATAAGTGAGTCAGGGCATTGCAATTATGGGAGAATTGAGCCGCAGAGGTGTAAAAGCCTTTGCGGTTCTCTCATTTATGGCGTTAAACCTCCTGCGCCATAGCGGGGCGCGGTGCTTTTCATCTTTTCACACCGCCCCCCGCGATATGCAGACATAGCTCAATTGGGAGAGCGGCGGCAATTAAGGCGGGATTGCTCGCGACGATGCAGGTTCAATCCCTGCTGTCTGCGCCAAAAGAGGAGAGCCGCTGCCCTGAGAGTGCGGCACGTTGTTGCCCATCGGGGCGGGTAAAGTCTGCTATGTAAGGCCGAGGGGCGGGGGCTGGTAGCAAATAAATGTGCGAGGTGGTGACAATGGCTGCGCGTCTGACAGACCGACAGAAAAAGAAAATACTGGCGGACTATGTGCAGACGAACAACTATTGCGCCACAGCGAAAATCAACGGCGTGTCCGCAACGACGGTCAAGAACCTTGTGCGGGCGAATGCCGACATTGTGGAAAAGTGCGAGCAAAAAAAGGAAGAGAACACCGCCGATGTGATGGAGTACATGAATGACCACAAAGACCTTGTGTGTTCGTTCATCGGTAAGGGGCTTGAAATGCTCAACGACCCGGAAAAGCTGGCGGCGGCAAATCTCAGCCAGATCACAACGGCAATGGGAACGCTGATTGACAAGTGGGCGATGATAGGCGGCAGCCCTGCCGACACGGTAAGGGAAGACGCGCTCAGTCAGAGCCTAAAGGAAATGGCAAAGGAGCTTGAGAGTGACACATGAATACAGATTTAATGTTTTCCAGTAAAACAGACTTATGGGAAACGCCACAAGATTTGTTTGATAAACTGAATAATGAATTTCAATTTACACTTGATGTGTGTGCAACTCCAGAAAATGCAAAATGCGACAAGTTCTATACGGAGGAACAAGACGGACTGGAACATCCGTGGAAAGGAACCGTGTGGTGCAATCCTCCATATGGGCGCGGCATCGGGCAATGGGTGAGGCGAGCGTTATTTGCATCCGTTAGCGGGTCTACGGTCGTAATGCTACTTCCTGCCAGAACAGATACAAAATGGTTCCACGATTACATATACAAAAGAAACAATGTGGAAATTCGGTTTATTAGAGGACGATTAAAATTTGGCGGAAGTAAAAATTCTGCTCCATTTCCGTCTATGGTAGTTGTATTTATGCCACATGATTAGCCCAAAGCAAGCAAAAATCCTCGCTTTCCCCTATTCCAAGTATGACGCGCTGATCTGCGACGGCGCTGTGCGTTCTGGCAAGACCTCTATCATGATGTGGTCATTTGTCCACTGGGCGATGGAGAATTTCAGCGGTCAGCGCTTCGGTGTGTGTGGCCGCACAGTGGATAGCTGTACCAAGAACATCATCGTGCCGTTTACGGCGATGAGCCTTGCCAAAGAGCGATATATCATTCGCTGGCGGCGTGGTGACAAGGTGATGGAAGTGCGGCGCGGCGCCGTGACGAATTACTTTGAGGTGTTCGGCGGAAAGGATGAGGCCAGCTATACGCTGATTCAAGGCCGCACGCTGGCGGGTGTGCTGCTGGACGAGGTGGTGCTAATGCCGCGCTCGTTCGTGGAACAGTCGCTTGCACGATGTTCTGTGGACGGTGCAAAACTGTGGTTCTCTTGTAACCCCGGCAGCCCGCATCACTGGTTCTATCAGGAGTGGATTAAGCGACACCGCGAACGGAACACACTATATCTTCACTTCGAAATGGCTGACAACCCCGGTTTGAGTGAGAAGACGCTTGCGCGCTACAAAAACATGTATGCTGGCATTTTCTATGACCGGTATGTGCGCGGCCTTTGGGTAGCGGCGGAGGGCGTTGTCTACAAAGACTTTGCCAACAACACCGAAAAGTATTTGATTGATGACCCTTTGAAATGGGCGGAAGAACAGGAAACGAAATTCTCTGTTATTTCCATTGGTGTTGACTTCGGCGGGACAAAGTCTGCGACAAAGTTTCAGGCGACCGGGATTACAAAAGATTATCGTGTGGTCGCACTGGAAGAGGAATACATCAAGAACGAAGAGGTTGACCCTGACGCATTGAATAGGCGCTTTGCCACGTTCTGCCAAATGGTTACGGCAAAGTACGGATACAGCCAGACGCGGGCAGACAGTGCGGAAACGGTGCTGATTCGTGGGTTAGATCATACCGCGCAGAAAATGCACCTCGGGACGCAGGTCAAGAACGCAATGAAATTGCAAATCACAGATAGGATCAGGATTGTGGTGCTGCTGATGAAGCAGGGGCGTTTTAAGGTTTCGCGCAACTGCCCCCATCTGATTGATGCGCTGCAAACTGCGATTTATGATCCTGATAAGTTTGAGGACGAGCGCCTTGACGATGGAACATCTGATATTGACAGCCTTGACGCATTTGAGTACAGCATTGAGCCGTACTACAAGGAATTGGAGCGCGCAGGGCACATGAGGACGGTGAAACAGTGAACATTCGCAGAGCACTTAAAGAATTGGGCTTTGACACGATCAATAGCAAATTCTACGACCTGATCGATGTATGGAAATCATGGTATGACGGCGATGTAAAAGACTTCCACAGTTATACGGTGTGGAATGGCATCGAAGAACTGGAATGCCACAGATATTCCGTCAACATGGGCAAGAAAGTCTGCGAGGACTGGGCAAACCTGCTGATGAACGAGCGCGTGAATATCACGCTTGAGGGCAAGAAGGAGCAGGAATTTGTAGATGCGATTCTTGCCGATAATAACTGGGAAGTCAAATCCAATGAATTGCAGGAGCGGAAATCCGCTGTTGGTACAGTTGCTTATGTTCCAATCATGGAGGATATGAGCGTTGACCCTGATACAGCAGAGATCGCTAACCCCGGAAGAATTCATATCAACTATGTAACCGCTGCAAATATCTACCCGCTGACGTGGGACAATGGCATTATTCGTGAGTGCGCTTTTGCATGGACAAAACGAGTTGATGATACGGAATACATCTACATTCAGGTGCATCGGCTGAACGGTGGCGAATACGACATTGAAAACCACCTGTACGATGCGGAGGAAGTCCCATTAACCAGCGTGAGAGGATTTGAAGCAATTCCCCCTGTTGTCCACACAGGAAGCGCCAAGCCGCAGTTTGTCATTGACCGTTTGAACATTGCGAACTCTGATGAAGATAACCCTATGGGCGTTGCAGTGTTCGCTTCCGCCATCGACCAGCTCAAAAGCGTTGATATTACATACGATAGTTATGTGAATGAGTTTGTGCTGGGGAAAAAGCGCATCGTGGTACAGCCGGAAGCAACCAAGGACATCAACGGTAGGCCGGTCTTTGATAAGCGCGAAACGGTTTACTACGTTCTCCCGGAAGATCGCGCATCTGATGGAAACATTTTGCAACAGGTCGATATGACGCTGCGCACAGCAGAGTTTAACACCGGTATGCAAGATATGCTCAACATATTGTCGAGCAAATGCGGCTTTGGCGAGAATCATTACAAATTCGATCAGACAAGCATTGCCACGGCCACACAGGTCATTAGCGAGAATAGCACCATGTTCCGCACGATTAGGAAGCATGAAATTATCCTCGAGCAAGCGATTACGGTGCTGTGTCGCATTTTGCTTCGCATGGGCAATCGCTATATGGACGCAGGACTTGATGAGGAAGTTGAAATCTCCATTGACTTTGATGACAGCATCATTGAGGACAAAGACGCCGAGTTTAACAAAGAGGAACGGATGCTTTCTGACGGTATTATGAATGATTGGGAAGCTCGTATGCGCTGGTTTAACGAGGACGAGGCGACCGCAAAGGCGGCTTTGCCGAAAATGCAGGACATGACAAAAGAGCCGGAAGAGGAGATTGAGTGAGGTGACGGCGCATGCGTCCTTACCCTTTTAGCCCCGCCTTGCTTGACGCGTTGCCGGAAGAACTGGCAGAACTGTTCCGTGCGCTTGAAATCACGCTGCTGGAAGAAATCTGCTCCCGACTTAAAGCTGCAGATGAGCTGAACGAGGTAACGGTGCAGGATATTCGGGCGCTACGGGCGCATGGTATCGATCTGAAAGAGATTGAGAAGGCAATCCGCAAAACTTCCGGTATCAGCGAAACGAAGTTGAATGAGCTGCTTGACGATGTGGTGGAGCGCAACCAGAAGTATTACACCGAGCTTATCGCCCTTGCGCACATCACACAGCCGGAAACGCTGGTAAGCGTAGAGGATACTTGGGCAATATACGAGCAGACGAAGCAAACAATGCGCAACATAACGCGCTCAATGGGCTTTTTAGTGGACGCTGGGCGCACAATGCTGCCCCCTGCCAAATCGTACCAATGGGCGCTTGATAATGCGGTGATGCAGGTGCAGAGCGGCGCGATCAACTATAATCAAGCCATTAAGACGGCAGTAAAGCAGCTTGCAGACAGCGGCTTGAAGGTCGTTGACTATGAGAGCGGGCATCGAGATCAGATCGATGTGGCGGCGCGCAGGGCCGTGATGACTGGCGTAAATCAAATTTGCGCTAAATATACGGAGCAGTCGGCGCAGTATCTCGAAACTCCGTATTTTGAGGTTTCCGCCCATGCTGGCGCGAGAGATAAGCCTGGGCCGTCACCGTGGTCAAGCCATAAGGACTGGCAAGGCAAGGTATACAGTATTCGCGCAGGGGACATCTACCCGAGCATTTACGATGTGTGCGGTCTTGGGGCTGTTGATGGACTTGAGGGGGCTAACTGTCGGCATCGCCGCAACGTTTGGGTTGAGGGCGTAAGCGAACGCACATACACAGACGAACAGCTTGCCCATATTGATGATGATCTCGGATGCGATTTTGACGGAAAGAAATACACTGCATACGAAGCAACGCAGATGCAGCGGCGCGTTGAGCGCGAGGCACGCAAACTAAAGCGCGAAAAAGCTGCTTACAAGGCCGCAGGATTGCATGAAGATGAGACTGCGGTAAACATAAGGCTGCGGCGGTTAAACGCGAAATACAAAGCGTTCAGCGTGGCGGCAGGACTGCCGGAGCAGCGGGAAAGAATGAAGGTGCTGTATTGAACTGGGAAGAAGTCAAAAAGGCAATCGATGCAATTTTGAAGCGCGGAAACGATGCTGAAATACGCCGAAAAGGCGACGGGTACATCGTTTTAGAGGTCAAGAAAACAATCAAATATTCAACTCCCGCGTAATAGGGCGCGGGAAAGGGCAATAGGAGCCAGCTACCGAGTTTTTCTCGGTGGGTGGCTCTTTTGTTTTAGGTAAAACCCGCAAGGTACAGCGGTTTTTATACAACGTTCGCCCCCGAAGAATTGGGGCCAAGGAAAAGGAGAACGAATAACATGGCGAAATTTACGAGAGCGGAAATCAGGAATATTCTCGGCGAGGCTTGCACCGAAGAGATCGAAAATCGCTTGGTTGCGCTGCATCTGGGCGTGGTTGACCCCCTCAAGGACGATCTCACGAAGTACAAGGCGGACGCGGAGAAGCTGCCCGGTGTCCAGAAGGAATTGGACGACCTCAAGGCGGCGGGTGACGGCGGTTACAAGGAGAAGTACGAGAAAGAACACTCGGCCTTTGAAGCCTTTAAGACCGACATCACGGCAAAGGAAAGCAAGGCGGCAAAGGAAAAGGCCGTGCGTGCTTACTTTAAGAGCAAAAACATCACCGGCGCGAATCTCGACCTTGCTATGCGCGGCTGCGGCGAAGAAATGGCCGCATTGGAGCTGGACGGAGAAAAGATCAAGGACACCAAGTCTCTTGATGCGCTCGTAGACGGCACTTACAAGGGGCTTGTCTCCAAGCAGACCGTTCGCTTCGACACTGGCGCGCGCTTTAACGGCGGCGGGAAACCGATGACAAAGGACGAGATTATGCAAATCAATGACAGAGCGGAGCGGCGCGCTGCAATCGCCGCAAATATGGATTTGTTTAGAAAGGAAGAATAAAAATGGCTGCTGATCCTAATCTCATTAAGAAAGCTGACCTCGCGCGTGTGCGCGAAATTGAATTTACCGAAATGTTCGGCTATTCCATCAAAAAGCTGATGGAGGCCTTGGGTGTGACCCGCAAGATCGCAAAGCAGGCTGGAACTGTGCTCAAGAGCTACAAGGCCACTGGCACGCTGGAGAGCGGCGCTGTTGCTGAGGGTGAGACCATCCCCCTTAGCAAGTACAAGACCGAAGCCGTGAACTACAAGGAGATTACGCTTAAGAAGTGGCGCAAAGCCACCTCTGCCGAAGCAATCACCGATCGCGGCTACGATCAGGCGGTAGAGATGACTACCGACGAAATGCTCAAGGACGTCCAGAAGGGTATCCGAAAAGACTTTTTCGACTTCCTCGCAACCGGCACGGGCACGGCGTCCGGCGCGACCTTCCAGGCGACCTTGGCTCAGGCATGGGGTCAGCTGCAGGTGCTGTTTGAAGATGACGAGATCGGTGCGGTGTATTTCCTGAACCCGCTGGACGTTGCCGACTACCTCGCAAGCGCAAACATTACCTTGCAGACCGCGTTCGGCATGACTTACGTTGAGAACTTCCTCGGCCTTGGCACCGTGATTCTCAATTCCAGCGTTCCCAAGGGAAAGATTTATGCCACCGCCAAGGACAACATTGTCCTGTACTACATTCCTGTGAACGGCGCTGATCTTGGCGAGGTGTTCGATTTCACCACCGACGCCACCGGCTATATCGGTATCCATGAGGAACCCGATTACACCAACATGACCGCATCTGACACCGTTATCAACGGCATGGCTCTTTTCGCTGAGCGTATCGACGGCGTGGTGGTCGGCTCCATCACTCCGGCGGTGGGGGGCTAACTGAACTGCTGAATGAGCCTGACCCTGACACCCCGGCTTTCTCCAACATGACAAAAGCTGAAATGCTTGAGTATGCCGATGAAAACGGGGTGGAAGGGGTCAGCAGTTCGATGAAAAAGGCTGAAATTCTCGCAGTTTTGGAAGGAGGGCACTGATGACTTACGCAGACTTTGAATACTACTCCGGCACTTACATGGGTGCCGTGAGTGAAAATGACTTCCCGCGTCTTGCTGTCCGCGCCAGCTCCTTCCTCGATTACTACACGCGCAACAAAGCCAAAGACAACGCTGATCTGGATGCGGTAAAGATGTGCTGCTGCGCGCTCGTTGACAAGTATGCAGTCATTGAATCAGCGCAGGCGCTTGCCGTGAAGAACCTTGCAAACGCTGCGGCAAATGACGCGGAAGTCAAAAGCGAAACGGTAGGTAGTTATTCCAGAACGCTTGCAACAGGCGGGGAATCCGCCCTGTCTGCGCTCAGCGCAACGGACGGTGCGAAGAAACTGCTTGCAGAAACGTGCATGGAATACCTTGCCCATACCGGGCTACTGTATCGCGGAGGTGGTTGCAGATGTACGCTCCCCACACTGTAACGATTTACAACATTGTGCAGGAGATCGACCAGACAACGCTTGATGAGGTCGAAAAGGTCTATACCACAATCCTGCGCGGTGTGATGCTGCAAGCGTCGAAGGGCGTGAACGTGCGCGAAAGCGGCCTTGAGAGCGCGGACGCTGTAAATTTGTATATCCCGTTCTCCGTGGAAGCAGTGGACGGTAAGACGGGCGCTGCAAAGGCTTACGCAAAACCGCAGGAGTTCGCCAAAGCCGCAGACAGAAGCGGACTATGGACGCTCTCGTATAACGGCAATGGCGGCGAGACGGTGTTTGTTAAGGGTGAGTTTATCTCCGACAATATGACCGTCGTGCAGTATCACGATGACTGCTACAAAGTGACGAAGGTCGACGCGATGGACTACGGAAGCGCCGACATGAGGCACTGGGAAGTCGGGGGCAAATAATGGGCATCAAGTTTTCGGTGCAAACAAGCGGCTTTGACGAAGTGCAGAGAGCGATTGCTCGAGCATGCACGGCAGCGGAACATGAGCTTGCTCAACAAATGGAGCGTGACACGCAGCCATTTGTCCCGATGAAAACGGGATCTTTAATGGTAAGAACAAGAATTCATCCTGATTATCGAGGCGAAATTGAAGGAAACGCAATCGTCTACCCCGGGCCTTACGCAAGATTTTTGTACTACGGGAAAGTCATGGTTGACCCAAATACCGGCAGCACATACGCGCCGAAAGGCGGAACGAAGGTCGTGACTGACCGCAATTTGGTATTCAACCACACGGCGCATCCACAGGCACAAGACCATTGGTGTGAAGCATCAAAAGCGCAGAACCTCGATAAGTGGTTGCGTGTAGCAGAAAAGGCGGTGAAGAAGTACGGAACAGGTTAAAAAGACGGTCTCGGCAGCGGAAGAGGATCAAGTCTCCCGAAAGTTGCTTGCGTGGTTAAACACATTCCCTGACAAGCCGGTTGATTTGATTCGGTTCGAATTTCTTCCCGCCGATACTGCGGCGATGGCGCTGTCTACGATTCAGGCGGCATACATCGTACAAAAATACATCCTCGGTGGATATCAGGCGGAATACCAATTCAAGGTCATCTACCGAATGAAACCGGGGAATAGCAACGACAAGCGGCTCAAAGCTGACGAACTGCTTAACGCCTTGGGCGATTGGGCGGCAAGCGAGACACCGCCTGACATTGGCGACGGCCACCGCGTCATTCGCATTGAGCCGACAACGCGATCCTCGCTTTTCGCTGTGTATGAAAACGGCGACGAGGATCATCAAATCCTTATGAAAATGAACTACGAGGTGATTAAAAATGGCTGATATGACCTTTAACACCACGGCGGGGCAGACCGTAGACCGCGAACTTCTGATCGCGTACCTCAACACGGGCGAAACCGGAACCCCCACGTGGTCTCCCCTCGGTACGCGCGTTACGGATTCCAGTATGGAATACGACTGGCAGGAGGATTCTTCGAAGGATATTCTCGGCACGACGCGCACGACCATGAAGAAACCCATCATCACGCAGACCTTTGACCCGTCTGATCTGGACGCTGGGGATCCCGCCATCGTCAAGGTTTGGAATCTCGCGGTCAAGGAGCAGAACGCGGCGGCGCTGGCAAATCAGGATGTGCTGATTGTCCACGCCTATGCAGGCACGGCAAAGACCGCAGTATTTGCGGAGCGCTATTCGTCCTGCATGGTCAAGCCCTCTTCCCTCGGCGGCGAAGGTGGCGGCTTTATCGGTATGCCCATCGACGTGACGCTTGGCGGCACGCGCACGGTCGGCACTGCCGCTATTTCTGGCAGCTCGGTTACGTTTACCGAGGGCGAATAACAAATAGAGGGCTGGCATCTGTCAGCCCTCATTTTGGAGGAATATATGGAACTCACTTTTGATTCCGGTGTAAAGGAATATACCATTCGCGGCGTGAACGGCATTGTAACGGTGTACTTTAACCCTGCGGATGTCAACTTCGCAAAGAAAGCATACAAAACGTTTGATGATCTACGCAAGAAGCAGGAGACCCGCGCAAAGACGCTCGAAAAGGATATCCCCGATGATGAGCTTTTTGACATGGTTGATTCTCTTGACAAGGAAATGCGTAGCATCATCAATGACCTGTTCGGGCAGGACATTGCCGATACACTTTTTGGCAGCGTCAACGCCTATTCCGCGGCCAACGGGGCGCCGGTTTGGCAGAACTTTATGACCGCCATCATCGAGCAGTTTGATGAGGCAGTAAAGCGCGAACAGGCACTTGCCGATGAGAAAATCCGCAAGTACACCCAAAAGTATAGAAAATGATGTATGAACTTCCGACGTCGCTGAACGTCTGCGGCGTTGATTATGCTATCCGCTCGGACTATCGTGCGGCGTTGGACGTGCTTTCGGTCTTTTCTGCGGTCGATCTGGACAACGGGCAAAAGGTTCTGGCTGCTCTGGATATTTTCTATCCCGATTTTTTGCAAATGCCAGACGAGCATATCTCTGATGCGGTAAAGCAAATGACGTGGTTTCTCGACTGCGGGGATGAGGGCGATAATCGCAAGCGTCCTAAGTTGATGGACTGGGAGCAAGACTTTCAATACATTGTGGCTCCTATCAACCACGTTGTGGGACATGAAGTGCGTGCAATGCCTTATTTCCACTGGTGGTCATTCGTCTCGGCGTACTACGAAATCGGGGATTGCTTGTTTGCAAACATCGTTCGAATCCGCAATCTTAAAGCAAAAGGGAAAACGCTCGACAAGTCGGATCGAGAATTTTACCGAGAAAACAGGCGGCTTGTCGATCTAAAGAAGCCGATGACGGAAGAAGAAAACGACACGATCAATGCGTGGTTGGGCAAAAAACGCCCGACGCAAAATAGCATCGGGCGAAAATGATTACTTGTTTGCAATGAATGTAATTTCGTTTCCAGACCAAAAGTCGGGAGTAAAGCGAATTTCAATCTCTTCCCAGTCTTTGGGGACTTCGTATCCGACAACACCGGTCATTTTCTTACCGGCAGCAATGGCTCCATCTAACTGGGTTTTATCGGTTGCGATGGTGGCCGAAATGCTCAGGTTTGTCGAGTAGTCATCAACATAGGCGTTGAACGATGCGATAGAGCTAACGGCAATATCTTTATCCGACTTGTTATCAATGGAGAATTCACAAAGCAAAAACACATCGCCGTCATCAGGGGTGTTGAACTGCGATCCATTGCTTTCAGTGCAGGAATCAAACTTTACACTGATTCCGTTTAGCTCGGCAGTTTCTCCAACGCCAAACGTTTGTTTCTCTGCGGCAGGATCATCGCCCATGTCGTTTAATGCGGCGGCAATCATGCAAATGCCGAAAATAGCAATGATAATCCCCAATACTGGGTGGCGCTTTTTCTGCTTTGCTCCACACTGCGGGCAAGTGGTAGCGGATTTTGCGATAGATGCCCCGCATACCTTGCAAGTAGTCATCTTATCCATTTTTCATTCCTCCTTGCCATTATTTATGGCTGCTTGGATGATATCACGCAAAAAACCAAAAAGCAAGAAGGTGATATTATGGCTGACGGTGAAGTCGTATTTGAAGCGACTATTAGCGACAAAAAACTCCATCAGGAGTTAAACAAAGTTAAAAGCAATATCGAATCCTTACAAAAGGAATTCAACCGGCTCGGCGACCAGAAAACGCCGATGGAAGACCAGCTGCGCAACATCGGCGCAGAGCTAGATGCGGCAAAACAGGTGCTTGCCGATATGCGCACAGCGCCAAAAGGCACGTATGAGAAAATCGACGTGTCCGAGCAGGCCGAGCGCGTGCGAATGCTGCAAAGCGAATTTAACAAAACTGCAAATAGCATTGACAAACTCAACGAAAAGCTCAACAAAACCGGCGATAAGATTTCCGACGCGAAAACGCAGGCAGTCGAGCTAACACAGCAGATCGAGGGAAGAGCCAAAGGCGCAGGGCTGCGCAATGCAACCGAAGCGGCGGCAGATTCCATGAAAGTATTTGGACAGCGCGTAAAATCTGTTGTCCGCAGTGCCCTTGTTTTTACGGTTATTACCCAAGCATTAACAAAAGTGCGTGACTGGGTAAAAAATGTCGTAATGGTAAACTCTGATGCAAGAGAATCCATTGCGCAGCTTAAAGGAGCGCTTTTGACGCTGGCGCAGCCTCTTGTAAGTGTAATTGTCCCCGCCTTTACACTGCTTGTAAAAGTTATTACGGCAGTAGTCTCGCAGATCACGCGTCTTGTGGCGCTTATCTCCGGCAAGAGCGTCAAGGCAACTGCTAACTCGGCAAAGGCGCTGAACAAAGAGACCAGTGCATTAAAGGGAACGGGCAGTGCCGCGAAGAAAGCGGCAAGTCAGCTTGCGGCGTTTGATGAGATCAACCAGATTTCCACCAATACCGCAAACGATGCGGGCGGTGGCGCATCTGCTGACGCAATCACTCCGGACTTTAGCTACATGGACGACATCAGCGACCGCTTAAAAAAAATCGCCGATGCAGTCATGCTCATTGCGGCAGGCTTAGCGCTGTGGAAAATCAGCAGCAGCTTGCCGGGGGTGCTTGGCACTATTCTGCAAAAGCTCGGTGGAATCCTCATTGCTGTTGGCGGATTGATTCTTCTGTGGGACGGACTATCCGACGCATGGAACAACGGCGTCAACTGGAAGAATCTGCTTGAGATGCTTGCAGGCACAGCGGCGCTTGCAGGAGGGCTTGCAATCGCATTCGGCAAAGTTGGCGCGGGCATCGGCCTTGTAGTGGCTGGCGCAGCAATGATTATCACAGCGTTCAAAGATATTTGTGATAACGGTGCAAATCTTCAAAATACGCTGCTACTAATTGCTGGCATTGTGGCAACGGGGTTAGGGTTCTTCTTTCTGACCGGTAGCGTCATCCCACTTGTGATTGCAGGAATTGCTACGGTAGTTACCGCTGTGCTTGCGCTGACTGGCAATCTGACCGAGTTTGCGAGAAACCTTAAAGATAACATTCTTGGCGGCATTATCCAGTTTATCAAGGGCGCGTTCACTGGTGACTGGAATTCTGCATGGGATGGCGTCAAAAAGGTGTTTAAAGGCATCTGGAACAGCATCGTCATTATTGCCGAAAGCGCGGTTAATGCCATTATCAAGGGATTGAACTGGCTTATCAGCAAGATCAACACGATTAAGTTTACCGTCCCGAGCTGGGTTCCAGGTGTTGGCGGTAAAAGCATCGGCGGGCATCTTTCGTCGCTTTCCGAAGTACATCTTCCGCGTCTGGCGACCGGCGCAGTCATTCCCCCCAACAAGGAATTTCTTGCTGTACTGGGCGACCAGAAGAGCGGAACGAACATCGAAACGCCACTTGCAACGATGGTTGACGCATTTAAGCAGGCTATGGCAGAATCGGGCGGCGGTGCAACTACGGTCGTTATCCAGCTTGACGGTAAGGAAATCGCACGCAGCACCGTGAAGAACATTAACAACATGACACGCGCGGCGGGTAAGCCCGTACTGCTGTACTAAGGAGGGGTAACATGGAAGTCCTTATTATCAACGGCACGGACTACTCGTCCGCAATCGCAACGAAAGGGTACGGGTGGAGCAGAAACGATCTCGACAGCGACAAGACTACCCGCACCAAAGATGGCACGATGCGGCGCGACAAGATCACCACCAAGCGAAAACTGAGGTATACAACGCACTCCGTCAAGCGTGACGTGCTGGCAAAACTTGATGACGATCTGAACAAACCCACATGTACAGTCCAATACCTTGACCTGCATGGCATGAGAACAAGCACGTTTTACTGCTCGTCGATGGAATGCACGCTTGAAGAAGCGGCAGACGATAATGAGGTGTGGGGCGGCGCGACGTTTAATTTGACTGAGGTGTGATATGGGGCAGACGACAAGTGCGCTGTGGCGCGAGCTGCTTCACAAGCCCGGAACGGAACGGGAATACAAATTTACTATCGCCGGAACGGAATATGGCAAAGACGCGGAAGTTTCTCATTCCGTTGAATCTCAGCTGTTTGAAGAATTTGGCATCGGAAACGCCTGCTGCGCAACATTAAAACTGGCACTGTATGCGGACAACGTACCGCGCGCCGCGACGATCAAGCGTTATCTCAGGCTTGTTAATGGAAATCAGGCGACAGACTGGATTCCCAAAGGCGTGTTTTTTACTAACCGCCGTTCCTGCGATGGTGATTATTGGAAACTCGAAGCATACGACGCTATGAGAAAGGCTGACGTTGTGTGGGATCCAGACCAGTCGCTTAACTTTCCAATGACTATGCCTGACGCTGTAAACATCTTTTGCCAGTTGATGGGCGTGGAGCTGGACAGCCGCACAGTGCTCAATAGCTCATATACCATCGACTACCCCGCAAATGATTACACCATCCGCAATGAGCTATGTTTTATCGCAGCGGCGCACGGCGGGAATTGGATTATCACCGATGCAGGGGAACTATTGCTTATTCCTCTGTTGTCTATGCCTACCGAGACGAACCATCTTATTACAGACGCGGGTAACGCTATTACGTTTGGAGGGGTGAGGATTCTTGTCTGATAAATATTACGTCGGCGGCGACATTATAAGCTTTGCCGACAATGGCAAGTACAAGCCTATCTCCCGCGTGACGCTGCTTGTGGACGATGAGAACAGCTTGACGGCGGGCGATGATACCGGCATGGAAGTTATCGCAAGTTGCCCTCACGCTACGCAGCCAATGGTAAATGCTTTATTGCAAACCATGAAAGGCTACCAGTATCAGGCATACGAAGCAGGCGCGGCAAACATCGATCCAGCGGCAGAGCTGGGCGACGGCGTGACGGTTGGTGGTATTTATTCGCCGCTGTCTAAACTCTCTGATGATGGGCGCGGATACGCGGGTATTTCTTCCCCCGGAGAAGCAGAAATGGAAGACGAATATCCGGCTGGGGGGTACATCGCGCAGGAATTCAACCGTAAGATTGCCGAAACACGCTCAATTATCACCAAGACCAGCGAGGAGATCATGCTCAAGGTCGAGGGCGTCGATGGCAAGTACACCGAGGTCAAAACCACGCTGGACGGCCTGACGGTGACGGACGCGAGCGGCACGACCAAGATCAACGGCAGCAGCATCAAGACGGACAATCTGTACGTCGATGCGGCGAATATCAAGGGTACGCTGACGGCCGACCAAATCCAAGCAAGCAGTATCAGTGTCGGAGATCTCAAAGACGGATCAAGCTACGCAACGAAAAGCTACGTCGACAGCAACGCGGGCCTGAGCGCAAGCGAGGTCGACAGCGCGATCGCAACGTACATTGACAGCACTTCTATCACAGCGAGAAAGTTACGAGGCCAGACGGTGGAACTGCTGGCAAACAGCAATACCAAAGTGGGCGAACTTTCGCTTGTCGAGACGACCGTTGACTATGGCATCGGCATCAAGACTATCTACGGCGGTATCAAGCTGGAATCGGCAACTAACGTATACCTGAAAGCCAGCGGCGCCTACGGTGGATTTATCACGCTGTCCAACAACATTGTGTCGCTCGGCGGCGGCGAGCTGTATATCGGCAGCCAGATGTACGGAGATAACTTACCGGCTGGCAGCTGGGGAAAACTGTTTTTCCTCCGTCAGGTGAGGTGACGCATGGCAAGTTTTAGCGTCAGCGTTACGGCGAAGGGGCCGACGACGGCCGTCCTCAATGGCACGTTTTACGGAGACAGCTACCACGACCGAGCGCGTGCGATCTACGTGACCGGCATTCTGGGGTACGGGTATTACTTGACCTCGAACGAGGATTCCGGCGCGAACAACACGTTTACGGATTCGTTCGACGGACTTACCCCCGGCGAAACCTACGATTGGGAGGCAGTGCTTTGCTATTGGGACACCAACCTCAATCAATGGGTAGAGACCAGCTATTCCGACAGCGGATCGTTTACCACAGAGGGCGGCGGCACTACGGGCGGCGCGGTGTACATCTACACGGATATGTGGCGAGCGTATACGCCGTACATCTACACGGACACGTGGAGACCCTACAACGCAGAAATCTACACCGACTCTTGGTGGGAGTCGGGATAAGGAGGCACTATGACAAAGCAGGCAATGCAGATCCTTGACAGCGCATTTAATACGCTGTCTTTGGTGATGATCTCCGCGAACGACGCGGAGAAGATGGCAAAGGTCAAGGGAGCGCTGAGGCAGGCATATGCGATCCTTGAGCGGCTTGACCAGCAGGCGGCGCACGTCCCCGCAGAGCCGCCCGCCAAAGAGGGCAAGACGAAGCTCGAGAAGAAAAGCGAGGTAACCGATGGCTGATAAAGCAATTTCCGACCTCACGCAAGCGTTACAGATCACGGGCGAAGACCTGTTTGTACTTGAGCAGAGCGGCGAGGCGAAGAAGCTGAAAGGTGAAACGCTGCTGAACTTTGTCACGCTGAGTGTTGTATCGGTCACGGTGACAACGCTACCCGCTGGAAGCTCGGCAACGGCAACTTACGACAAGTCGACTGGTACGCTGGCGCTTGGCATCCCGCAGGGCAGCAAGGGCGACACCGGCGCGACCGGTGCGATTGGCCCCGCAAACGTGCTAACCATCGGCTCGGTCACGTCCGGGAAGGTGGCGAGCGCGACCATTACCGGCGAAGCTCCGAATCAGGTGCTTAACCTTGTGCTCGAAAAAGGCGACAAGGGTGAACAGGGTAAGCAGGGTATTCAGGGTGAACAGGGTAAGCAGGGTATTCGGGGTGAAATTGGTCCACAGGGCAATCCCGGCGCAGATGCTCCCACGATTACTGGCATCACCATCCGGCAGAGCGACTATCACCTTATCGTGACGCTGTCGAACGGCACGAGCTATGACGCAGGCTATTGCCGTGGCGCTTCTGGTGCTGGTACGGGTGACATGCTGGCCTCAGTGTATGACCCTCAAAACAAGCACCAGGACATCTTTGCATACATTGATAATGCTATCAAGGACGTCAAGGTAACTACTGACGCAGCACCTACGCAGGGCAGCACCAACCCCGTGCAGTCTGGCGGCGTGTACTCGGCTCTCACCAAGAAGCTGGACAAGACCGGCGACGGCAGTAACGTCACTGCGGCGTTTACAGCAGCGAGCACCCGCGCCAACATTGCGACGGGCGAGAAGCTCTCCGTGCTGTTTGGCAAAATCGCAAAATGGTTCGGCGATTTGGGGAGCTTGGCCTTTAAGAGCACGGTCGCCAAATCTGACCTTGCGTCGGATGTGCAGACGAGTTTGGGCAAGGCAGACAGCGCTTTGCAGAGTGCGCCGGTTACAAGCGTTAACGGCGCAACCGGCGAAGTGAAAGGCACATTTTATGTGACAGTGACGCAAGGAGACAATTATAGCGTAACTGCCGACAAAACGGCTGAGGAAGTGTATAAGGCCTATGCGGCGGGCTACGCCGTGTATGCGATTACAAAATTTCCTGGGATGGATGTACCTTTTGTGTTGCCGCTTGTGTCGGCGGTGGGCATGCGTGATATGATACTTCTTGGCTTTGCCGCGCTCGGCTCGTTAAGTTCGATAGCCGCGCCGAATTATCCGGTGGTAGCGTATAACGGAGCTAACAGAAAGTGGACCGCTTGGATTGGAACGCTGGCGAGAGCGTCCGATATCCCAACGATTCCGACGGCACTCAAGAACCCGAATGCACTTAACATCAAGATCGGCGATACGACGACGAGCTACGACGGAAGCGCGGCGAAAACCGTGAAAATTCCAGAAGGTTGGCCGACCATGCGCAAGGTGACGCTGCCGGTGACGGGCTGGAATTCCAGCACCAAGCAGCAGAGCGTGACCGTGACTGGCGTTCTCGCCGACGGCACAAAGCAGAGGGTGATCTGCTCCCCCGTTGACGAAAGCTATGACAGCGCGTGGAATTCCTGCTATGTGCAGTGCGTCGGCCATGGGGCGGATTCGCTGACCTTCCAGTGTGACGAGATTCCGACAGCAGCCATAGAGGTTTATGTGTCGATTCAGCCGGTCAGCTTTGCATCGTGAGGTGAGGACATGATCGTAAACTATCCAAGGATGAAACGGCGGGTCAAAGGCTGGCCTGATGACCTCGATACAGCATTAGAATTTTCATCTGCAAATCCATTTTCTATTTCCGCGCCAAAAAACTGGGACGGCAAATTAGAATATACCAATGGAAGCGGATGGAAAATGTGGGATGGCAGCGCTATTGCTTCCGGCGAAATTGAAAAAAATCATTACATTTATCTCAGAGGGACAGGAAATTCAAAAATAACCGGAACGACTTCCAGTAGCGTAAAATGGAGCATTATTGGGACAAATATCGCCTGCAACGGGGATATCGACCTCCTATTAGACTATTCGACCGTAAAAAGCGGGAATCGCCCCGCAATGGCGAGCTACTGCTACTCCAACATGTTCTATGGCTGCACGAGCCTTACGGCAGCGCCGTCGCTGCCCGCAACCACGCTGG